TTAATACAAAAAGCGCAGCACGAGTAAGTCATAAAAATCGGACAGCAGGTCCAATCCCACAGCATCATAGTGTTCGGGAATGTGGACTGCCGCGTGACATGCTTGCATGACATCTCGGCACGTCGCCTTGCTGGTGATGTTGTCGCATAGCGGGCTGAGGCACTTATATGCGGCAGATTATTGCGTTACGAGTCGAGTACGTGACCGATGTTTGCAAGGATGCCCACATTCAAGAGCAATTTCCTCTCCCCCTGGCAGCCCTTGCTGGACATCAAAATGATCAGAAGACCACGTAAGGCAGTGTGAAGTGAACCATGAGCCTCACGGGAAGGGTGTCGGTGGAGCTTTGCTGGCCGAAACAGGTATTGAAGGAGGGAACTTTGCCCAGATGTTTGGGAAGGCGTAGCTCTCAAGTTCAAGCGATGGGTGCCGATCATAGGCTAAAGCTCGACTGGGCTCCTCCGAGAGTGTCCGTGTCGAAGGAGTCGCAAGCTGCGTCCGCACCCTGAATGATGTTTGTTTTCGGTTAATGTCAACAAATTTCGTAGGGGTAGTGCCAAAATTGGTTGCGACACAGCCGCGTCACTACTACATTGGATGTCAAGTAAGGGCACAAGTTGGCTGTTGACGGGATGCGCTTGGTTGTGTATAATTATTGGCCGTTGTTTTCAGACTTCCGCCCTTTGTGGCGGGTTAGTGATAGAGCACAGGAGGGATTATCATGAAAGATGACGTTCGCCCGATGGATGTTCGCCCGATGGTGGGTGTTTACTGATTGGTTTGTTCTCTGTGCAGAAAAGCCCGCTGTATGCGGGCTTTTTTTATTTTTCTTCGACAGCATGCAAGAAGTGAGAGTTCTGCTGAAACTCAGCAAAATCTACCTCTTTCTTCGCGCTTTGCCGATAATGATCGTGTAGTGCGATCGCTTCTCGCAGATGTCTAATCATGGCATCTTCATACTCAGCAGCAGCCCCGTTGTCGCCTCTCTGCTTTTCCTGCACCGAAAGTAACGCCTCATAGCAGGCGGAGTTATATAGTGCTGAGTGATCCTGGGAATTGACCTTGAGGGCATCCTGCGCAGCTTGCAAGGCGGAAGAATAGTCCTCTAGGCGCCTGTATACATTTCCCTTGGTTCCATAAACGCGAGATAGAACTCTAGGGGCTATATCTTGCGCATTTTCTGTTGCCAAACCAAGGTAATACAGGCTGTCTCGTAGATATTTTCTATATTCCTCCTGCGTTTTTTGGTTGTTTTGCGCGCCAGGGTCGCTGATGCTTTTGTAAAGGTCTGCGATTTCACGGAGAACGATTCCGTGTGAGGCATTAATTTCGGCAGAAGTTCCAATAAGATATTTACGCTTTACGAAATCGTCCAGGGATTGGATTGCATCCTTTGCTTCTTGCTTGGCAAGTGCGGCATCGCGCGCGGCTTTCTCTGCTTGTACCGTTGCATCCTCCGCGCGAGCTCGCGTTGTCATAAATGTCTCAAGCCCTTTGAACCCAAAAAATGCCAAGAGCGCCCCAAGAGCAGCAATAAAGGAAAATATCTTGTCGTAACTCTCTTTCATCATATCGACGCGTTCCTTGGTTGCGTCGATTGCGAGTTTTGCGATCTCCGTGACTTTAGGTTCTTCCTTCGTTGTTGTAAAAGCCCGTGTATTCGCCATGGGTGGTGCAGGGACACTAACATTGGTCCCTGCGGTAGGGCCGGAGACTGCAGGGCTGGACGCAAATGGCCAGATCCTTAGGCTTGAGCCTGCCGACAAGGCGATAATAATAATCGCGCCAATAATCAAGTATATTGGAAAAACATAGGTCAGCAAGTACTTGCCTGCTCGGCCAATTGAAAGCGCCCACCATGGGATCTCTGTACCGCCTGGGGAGACCGTCAACGTCCCTTTTTCGGTGCGGCTCAAAGGCACTTGCGGCCGCTCCGGCTCCGGGGTTTCCTTTGCTTTATTGTCTTCCGTCATTTTGTCTCCAGTAACCGCTTGGCTATTAACGCGGCAATCCGCGTAAGGTAGGTGACAGCACATTTTAGATTATACCGGCCGAGCGATAGCTGCAGTAAGGGCACCAATCTCCTCGTCGCGGAGCCCTTGGAGGATGGTTACTCTGAAGTTGAATGGTGTTGGAGACCGAGGATGGCTGGAGGGGGCGACGATGAGAGTGCATCAACCCAGGCGAGAGCATCTTACGATCTATCTAATCAGGGATGCGAAGCTGAAAGACGAGCAAATCGTGAAGACGGACCGGGCAAAGCCGCCCGTTGACTTGAAAATCAGCGAGGGAACGGCTCGTCTCTACGCCAAGAAAAGCTCAAGCCCCAAATTGCCCGATTGGGCCCCGTTTCTCGTCCATAACCAAGACGTGCCGGCCGGTCTTTTCGAAGGCAGCCGATCCGAGGGAGCCGTCCTGCCGGTCTGGCATGTCGGGGCGGCTTTCGCGCTCTCGTTTGGAATGGGGTACCACCTCGTCAACCTTGATCTTGCTGATCGAGACTTCGGCTTGCGGGTATCTTCCTGAAAACCGCCAACCATAAACCCGCTCGAAATGCTATCGGAGGGCTGGGGCCCGCGACGAAGTCGAGACAGGCCGCACGACGCAGTGGTATCCAAGCTCCAACCCGAACACCGCCTGCAGCATGACTTTCGCCGCCGATCGCCAGCCGTTGGTCGTGGTCGGTTTCTTCAGCAGATGGCAAAGGAAATCTGCAGTCCGGCGGCGTGATGATTTGCTTCTTCGAGCCACGCTTGACCAACGTCCAAGGCGCGAACGTCCCTGACTGGACACCGCCGACCTGCACTGGCAGCGGGTTGTGGTGGACTGGGCTTTATCTTTGCCGAATGTGTTGGAGATTGGCGCCGCACCGCCTACTGGAACTTTGCTCCAAGCCACGCATTCATCCGAATGTGATCAAGTCTTCCCGCGAGCCTTCGGGAGAATAATCCGGCGCTGCTTTGCCTCATTTAACTTTCGCTGGCGCGCATGGGAAAGCATGCTGACCACGATCAAGTTCGCGCAGCCCGACGCTTCCTTATCGAGGGCATTACCATAGGTTCCTCTGGAATCGTGCCGGACCCATGGTAGAACTCAGAAATCAGCGCCTTACGGTCAATCTCCAGGCCTGCGACATCGCAAGTGCCGTCTGGAAGCTCCATTACTTGAGTTATCAGATAGCGGCCATCCATCGCATCGACTGTCAAGATAAATGCACGCAGGTTCTCCTGAGACAAGCCGCGCACAGCCCACGCTGGACCATATGACCGGAATTTGAAAAAAGTCTCGGCCTGCTTTTTCGAAAAGAAAAGTAGTCCGTAAGTTTCACCGTTCTCCAGATGCCCGGCCGGCGCACCGGTCTCCAGCTCATACAACGTCCAGAAGGGCTGACCGATACTCGTTTCCGATGGGATTGCGACCATTTCTAAGCGCATTCCCAACAGCGTTCCTAAAGACGGCAGATCATCCCGCGTCAAGGCAGTGATGCCATTGTCGTCGGCGAATTTCTTCGCGCCACTTTGATATCCGTTTGCCGCGACCATACATCCCCGTACCCCAGGACAGTCACTGATCTTCGCTGAGAAAGCCAAAACCCGATCCTTATCAACTGGGCGCTGCATATTTTTGCACTCGATTGCCACGCGATGCCGGAGCCCCGTCAACTCGAACTCGTAATAAACATCAATCTGATGTTCGAGGCCGGTTCTTCCACGGATGGTAACGTCGCGTGCTACAAGCACACCCTCTCCCTTGAGGTCCAGAAGTCTTTGATAAACTCGCTGAACGTGCTCCTCGAAACCTGCCCAATCGCGATTTTCAGATTTGTGGGGCTGCGATTTTAGAATATCAATCACGGCTGCCATCGAGGGTTTTCGCGAGCGTTTCATGCGAACTCAATCAAGAGGTAATTTCTAAACTTAACACGATTCACAGACGTCCGCTATATAGGCAGCGCCTACCCATTCCCTCCCGTATATCAGTTCCCCAACGGGTACCTACGAATTTCTCTGATGGCCTCGACCTGAGCATGCCACTCTGTCGGCCAACTGCGACGCATCATGGGCTCCAACGCCGTTCCCGACACAGCAATCAGTTGTTCGATGATCTCCGGCGCCAACAGGGTCAGGCGCAACAGCCGATACGCCCGCGAAACGTCGATGCCTTCCGCTTCTGCGACCTCGGCCACAGAAGCGAAGCGCTGCTCATCCAGTAGCCGCTGCCAGTAGTGGGCAAGGCCGAGCGCCCGCATCAGCGGCGTGTCCTGTGTTCCGTCTCGGTCCCGTTTCTCCCGCCGAGCCTCAATGGCGAATTCCTGCGGCGCATCCAGCGGCGTGATGACCTGCTTCTTCGAACCACGCTTGACCAACGTCCAAGGCACGAACGTCTCCAACAGCACGCCACCGGCCGGCGCCGGCAACGATCGAGTGACCGGCTCCCCCAGGATCCGGCCGCGATGATTCCGGCTCATGCTTCCCCCTCGAAGCGCGCTACGAGCTGGCGCTGTGCATCCCAATCCACCGGCAACGGGTTGTGCTGGAACCACCACAGCGTCATGCTCCGCGGTTGCCGGCCGGCCAGCAGCCGCGCAACGATGTCCGGCGCCAGCAGGGTCAGCCGCATCAGTTCATTGACGGCCGTGGGATGCAGTCCCTCCGCCCGCGCGATGGCCGCACCGCTCTTCATCGCGCCTGAGTCCACCAGCCGCTGCCAGTAGAAGCCCCTCGCCAGCGCCTGCAGCAGCGTCGTGTCGTGCGTTGCGCGCTCATCGGCCACGACCCGCCTTGCGCCCCGGCGGCGGAACGTCACCGGCACGAAGGTCTCCAGTGCGGCGCCCGTCATGCTTCGACCTCCAGCAATTCAGCACCGATCTCACCCGGCACGAATTCCTTGATCAGCGCATCCCACCCGACCTCTCGCCACTTCACCCTGATCCCCTGGTTATCGCCGTCGTCAACGAGGTCCACCCGCTCGATCATCAGGTTGGCGATGCGGTGCCGCTCGGCGGGGAAGAGCCGATCCCACACGTCATCAAGCCGGCCCATCGCCATCACAGTCGCGGCTTCGTCCACCTGGGCACCGTTGCGTTGGATGTGCCGCACCACCGCCGCCACCGCCTCCGGACTGGTCAGCACCGTACGCATCTGCGCGATGACGGCACCCTCGATCTCCAGCGCTGGCAGCCGCTCGTAGCGCTTGCCCGGTGCCCCGAAGCGGCTCTCCGACTTCGACACGTAGTAGCGGTACTGGCGCCCGTTCTTGCGCGAGTAGGTCGGGTACATCCGCTCGCCGGACGGGGTGTACAGCAAGCCGCGCAGCAGCGCGTCAGTGCGCGACAGCACCTTGGTCTGCGTCGACCGCGCGTGGCTGTCCTTGGCCAGCACGGCATGGACTCGCTCCCACAATGCGGCGTCGATGACGGCCGGATGCGTACCGGGGTACCAGCTACCCTTGTGCGACAGCTCTCCAAGGTAGATGCGGTTGCGCAGCAGCTTGGACAGGTACTTCTTGTCGATGCTGGCCCCGTAGCGGACGCGGCCTTCCTGCGTGGTCCAGGCTTTGGTGGTGATGCCCTCGGCAGTCAGGCGGGCGGCGATCTGCGTGGGCGAGCCGACGGTCAGCATCTCTTCGAAGATGCGGCGCACCACCGCGGCCTCGGCCTCGTTGACGACCAACTGGCGGTCGCATACGTCGTAGCCCAGGGGCGGCACGCCGCCCATCCACAGTCCCTTGCGCTTGGACGCCGCGATCTTGTCGCGGATGCGCTCGCCGGTGACCTCGCGCTCGAACTGCGCGAAGGACAGCAGCACGTTGAGCATCAGCCGGCCCATCGACGTGGTGGTGTTGAACTGCTGGGTCACCGACACGAACGACACGTCGTAGCGCTCGAACACCTCAACCATCTTGGAGAAGTCCGCCAGGCTGCGGGTCAAGCGGTCGATCTTGTAGACCACGACGATGTCGATGCGCCCGCGCTCGATGTCCGCCAGCAGCCGCTGCAGCCCTGGCCGGTCGGTGTTGCCGCCGGAGTACCCCGGGTCGTCGTAGTCGTCGGCCACGGAAAGCCAGCCTTCGGCACGCTGGCTGGCGACGAACGCGTGCCCTGCCTCCTTCTGCGCGTCGATGGAATTGAATTCCTGGTCCAGCCGTTCGTCGGTCGAGACCCGGCAGTACACCGCGCAGCGCTTGCGCGCCTTCGTGCTGGCAATCTGGACGGTGCTGGTCATCGGGCACCTCCCTTGGTGAGGCCGAAGAACAGCGGGCCGGACCAGTGCGTGCCAGTGATGTGTCGCGCCAGGGCGGTCAGGCTCTTGAAGGACTTGCCCTCGTACTCGAACCCGCCTTCTGCGGTGACGACCGCCTTGTGCTCGCGCCCGCCCCATTCACGCGAGATGACCGTACCGGGGACGAAGTGCAGTTCGCGCGAGGGCGCCTGCTTGGGGATCTTCGAGTGCGAGGCGCCGATGCGCTCCAGGCGTTCGCGCGTGGCCGGCGACAACCCGCCGAAGGCTTCCTCCTGCAGCTTGTAGGCGATGCGCGATTCGATGAAATCGCGGTTTGGCTTGGCCGGGCGGTAGTCGAAATACCGGTCCCACAGCTTCCAGAGTTCGGGCATTGGGGCACGGCCCAGTTCGGCGATGCGGGCAGCGACGGAGGTTGGGTTGGCGTTCATCACAACGTCTCTCGTTGATAGGGAGTTGTATGTACGCGCTGGCCGGGCACAAAGCCAAGTCCAACCACGCTCTCTGCTGTGGGTGGCGCGACAAGTGTGCGGACGATGGCTGACGCCAGGATGCAGGTGATCTCAGCGGCGCGCTCGCCGGCCGAGAGTCGGGAGGGACAGGGGAGTTCGATGGACTTCATGACAGCTTCGCGGAATGAAACTGCCATGGATGGTGGGGCGAATCGTCTGAAGCAGATAGTAAAGGAGGGTAATGAAGCGCCCCGATGGTCCACGAACCGCCAACAAGCGAATGCTATTCTGCTGGTGTCGCCTCCGTGTCGCGAGAACAATCACATGTTCAAGTTTCCTCCCGCTGCCACTGATTATTTCGAGCAAACTGACACCTCATTGGACGGACACACGAAGCTGGTCCAGGCATTACGAGGTTTTGTTTGCCGCTTCACCATCCTTTTGTACAACTACAAGCAGTGGGAGTACGTACGGGCGAAGATCCATGGGCAAGGTTCATCAATGGACAATGACCAAGGTGTCATGTACTGGTTTCTCGATCACACGCTTAGGGACAGTGCAGTAATGCAGTTGCGGGCACTTTGCGACGCCAACACCAAATCGCTAGGTGCGAGAAGTATTGCGGACGGTCTCAACGATCCTGTCGCGCGAGCCGGTCTCTGCGCCTATTTAGATGGTGACAGTCGTGCTCGCAGAATGTCCGACGCGGCCCAACGTGAGCGTTATCTTGACTACATCGCGAAGTACATGAAATTGCTCTCATCAAATGCCAAAGCTGGACAGTCATCTCACGACATCGTGATGAAGGTATCACTGATTCGTCGATGGGCTAACAAGACGATTGCTCACCCAACTCTTGATGATTACAAGGTCGACAGTGACGACTTTCTCCATATATTTCTCGTGGTCGCTGTCTTGGCGACAGCAATCGAAGCTGTCATGGGCGACGCGGCAGCAGACAATGATCTGCAAGTCTGCGAAGAGCAAGCTGAGCGTGGCAGTGCGGTCCTGCTTGGTTCCCCTGGCACCATTGGCAACAAGTACATCCAAACCATTCGGGAACTGCTTCCAGAATGGGTCCACTCGGGTAGAGAGTTCCCTCTTTGCCAGCTCATCTAAATCAAGCTGCCCCGCCTCCTAGGTCTGTGCAGTATTGATTTCTGCACTGCTGATCGTCATCGGGGAATGGCATTCCACGTCATTCAAGTAGCGCTTCCGTTTCCGCGGCCTCGTCCTCCAGCGGCTCCTCGACGCTCGGCAGATTCAACTGCCATGCGTGCGCACCCTTGACCCTCACCAGATAGTCGCGCCACGGCGAGGTCTTGGAGAACAGGTTCGCGGGCGTCGCGCAGCCGGTGTCCTCCATCAGCTTCTTGGTGTTCACGTGCGGCGTACCGGCGGCGTAGGCATCGACCAGGCGCTGCAGTACGGCGATCTTGGCCTTGCCCGTGACGCGCCAGGGCGCCCGGCCGGGGATGGACAGCTGGGCGGCATACCCATCCGCCGAGACCTTGAGGCTGATGGCAGTGCCGCCCATGGCCGCCTGGTGGCCGTGTCTGTACGCGACCTTCAAGCGCGCGAGGTCCACGACCGTGGCGGACCGATTCGGCGCCAGAACATCTTCGATAGGCACCACCACATTCGTACCGGCAAACGGGAAGGGCGCCGTGGACGTGGTCAGCACAATGCCGGGCACGGCGCGCGGGCGCAGCCGCAAGGCGGCATCGACCCGGGCGTACTGGCGCTCACTCCCCATGCGGGTGGCAAAGTACAGTGCGACGGACGCGCCGTCGACGTCGAGCTCGCCGAGGAACACCGGTTCCTCATCAAGGTGCCGGCCTCGCACACCCTGCAGCGTGCTGCCGAGCGCGGTGATGATCTCCTCGCGCAGCCAGTTCAGATGGACCTTCCAGCGCCGCGCATGCCGCGCCTGCAGCATGACATCGTCGCCCGTCAGCGGATCGCGGTAACGCACGAAATTCGCATCGGCACACCGCTCCAGCGGCACGGCGCAGCGCGTGCCATCGGCCAGTTCGACCACCTTCTGCGTGATGCGGTCGCCTTCGGTGAGGATGCCCTCGTCCTCGAAACGCTCGATATCGATGCCCAACTGGGCAAGCGCAAAGCCGTCCATCGGGCTGGTGGCGCACTCCAGCAGCCGCGCAACCTGTCCGATCAGGTCCGGATCGTCCACGCCGGAACCGGGGTTGAGCGGCTTGAGCACGCCCAGGGCCTCCAGCAGCTGCGTGCCGACGCGCCGCAGGCGCAGGTCACGCTCGTTTTGCAGGCTGCAGCGCCCTGGTTCGGCCAGGACAATGGACAGCGGCGTCTCCGTGGCGTCCCCTGCAACAACAAGGTCCGCGACCAGCGTGACGCCCAGGATGGCGGCTGCCTGCGAGAAGGGGTGATTGCCCCAATGCTCGCCCAGCACATCGTGGAGCTCGGCACCGCTGTCGAGGTGAATGGTCACCGTGTCGCTGGCATGGCCGAGCAGGGCGCGCGCTTCGGCCAGATACAGGCGCTCGACCTTGGCGCCATCCAGGCGCGGCTTCACGTCCTTCAGAGGTTGGGCGAACCGGGACAGGTCGTAGCGCGATCGGTTGAGCGGCCGGCTGGAGAGGGGCACCTTGAACCCGTGCGCGGACAGCACGTTGGCCAGCGGCGCCCGGGTGGACAGCGTGTGCGCGTAGACCTCGACGACTTTGCGGCCGGGCGCGTAGACCAGCGTGGCGTCGCGCGCCGGGAAGTAGCAGAAGCTGTGACGGTTCCGGTTGACGACCTGTACCGCCGTGACCTGCTCGCCGGCGAAGCGCACGACCAGGCAATGCGCCACCGAAGCATCGCCATCGTCACGCTCATCCGCCAGCGCGACGTGCACCACCTCACAGGGCTCGGCCAGGCGCATCGCCCGCGTGAGCTCCGACTCCAGTTCCCGCTTCACCTTGTCGCTCCACAGGAAGGGGGGCGGCTCGTCGCAGGGCACATCGAAGGCGTCGTAGAGCCGCTTGTTGCCCCGGATATCAGCGGTGTTCAGGATCGATTCTGCGACCTCGAACAGGCGTGCGGTCGCATCGGAATGCACGCGCATCCAGACCGCACGCCCGAATTCGCCGCCGGGCTGCGACAGGAAGGTGGCAAACAGATCGGCATCGTTCAACTGGTCCGCGACGCTGGCAAGGATCAGCGCGCCGCGCGACGAAGCGAGACGCACGATGCGCAGCGCCTCCCGTTCGGCAGGCTCGCGCAGATCGCGGCGCAGATGCCGGATGTGCTCCAGCAGCGCGCCGGGCAGGGTGGTTTCATCCTGCGACCAGTCAAAGCCGCGGCCCAATGCCTGGCACTCGGGCAGGCCGCTGAAGACCCTCAGCACGGATGCCGGCGCGCGTTCGATCAGGTCGAGCAGATTGCTCGCGTTGGTCAGAGTCTTTCTGGCCATGTGGTTCCCCGTTCTTGCTTTTGGTGTGGTTTCCAGCCGTGCGGGCGTCAGTACCCCATGTCGAGCGCTTGTGCCTGCGCGGCCAATTCCTCCAGCGCCTGGTGACGCTGTGCGTCCAGGCGCTTCTTGTAGTCGACGACGTCCCGGTAGCGCACGCGGCGATGCGTGCCGATCTTGTGGAACGGGATGTCGCCTCTTTCCAGCATCTGCACAAAAAATGGGCGGGACACCCCGAGCATCTGGGCGGCCTCCTGGGTGGTGAGCTCCGTGTGCGTCGGTACGATGGACACCGCGCAGCCTTTCTCGATCTGGTCCAGGACATCCTGCAGCAACTGCAGCGCCGAGGCCGGCATGCGGACGGTCTGTACACGTCCGCTGCCGTCGCGGAAATCCACCTGCCGGGTGCCAGCGCCAGCCTTGAGCACGGCTTCCAGCGTGCGGCGGGCCTCGCGAGCCAGCGCGACGTCCTCTTCGGAAGGCTGCACTTTGGTGATGGCGGAGAGGTTCATGGGCGGGGGCGCATCGAGGCAAATCTGGAAGGGGTGCGATTTTATTCGAAATAATCGAAATCGAAATAAGCGAAACGCAAGCCGACTTCTATATGGCACAAGGCTTTGCGGCCTACGCGCCAGCCGGGCACCCACCGCGCAGTGCCCACCAGAGCCCAAGATTTGCTCGCCCAAGCCCAAGGCGTCGGGCAATGAAATAGAGCCTCCTTCAACAAGAGGAGTCTCTACATGGCAATTCTTTCCTCATCTGTTCAATTGTCCCGACACAGCCGGCGGCACGTCGAGCCGGCGGCCAGGCGCATCGCGCTGAGCGAGACCGAACTCGCTGCCCGCTGGGGGCTGTCGATCAAGACGCTGCAGCGCTGGCGCCAGGACCACCTGGGCCCGGTCTTCTGCAAGCTCGGCTCCCGAGTCGCCTACCTGATCTCCGACATCGAAGCCTACGAGCGGCGCGTCTCGCGCCACTCGACGTCGGTTCGCGCCTACCACTGAGGAGACCGCCATGACGAATCAGACCCTGCTGCCGACCGACATCGCCGGGATGTCCGTTGCCGACCTGGCCAAGCTCTCGCCCAAGCGCAAGCACGAACTCGATGCCACGCTGGAAGCCGCCAGCGCCTGGCTCAAGATCGCCCGCGCCAAGCTCGATGCCGCACTGGAACTGAGCTACGGCGACCAGGCCCGAGAGGCGCTGCGCGCGTCCGAGCGCGACTTCGGCACCGTTCACATTGCCGATGGTCCGCTGCGGATCAAGTACGAACTGCCCAAGAAGATCAGCTGGAGCCAGAAGCAGCTCAACGAGATCGCGGCTCGCATCGTCGCTGCTGGCGAGCAGCCCGAGGCTTACGTCGACATCAAGTTGACGGTGCCGGAATCGCGCTACAACAACTGGCCGCCCGCGCTGCGGGAGCAGTTCGCCGGTGCCCGCACGGTCGAGCCGGCCAAGCCGTCGTTCACGCTGACCCTGGACGAGGTGGTGGCATGAGCGGGCTCCCCATCGTCAGCGCACAGGAGCGCATGGCCGAGCGCCGGGGCGTGAAGCTGCTGCTGCTCGGCAAGTCCGGTATCGGCAAGACCACGCGCCTGAAGGATCTCGATGCAGCCACCACGCTGTTCATCGACGTCGAGGCGGGTGACCTGTCGGTGGCCGACTGGCCGGGCGACACCATTCGGCCCGCATCCTGGCCGGAGACCCGCGATTTCTTCGCGTTCCTCGCTGGCCCCGACAAGTCGTTGCCGCCGCAGAGCCCGTTCTCCCAGGCGCACTACGACCACGTGGTCGAGAGGTTCGGCGATCCGGCGCAGCTCGAGCGCTACCAGACCTTCTTCGTCGACTCGATCACACAGCTCTCGCGCCAGTGCTTCGCGTGGTGCAAGACGCAGCCGGCGGCCACCAGCGATCGCTCGGGCAAGCCCGACGTGCGCGCGGCCTACGGTCTGCTCGGCCAGGAGATGGTCGGCGCGCTCACGCACCTGCAGCACGCCCGCGGCAAGAACGTGGTCTTCGTCGCGATCCTCGATGAGCGGCTCGATGACTACAACCGCAAGGTGTTCGTGCCGCAGATCGAGGGCAGCAAGACCGGACTGGAGCTTCCCGGCATCGTGGACGAGGTCGTGACCTTCGCCGAGATCAAGGCCGAGGACGGCAGCAGCTACCGCGCCTTCGTCACCCACACCGTCAATCCGTTCGGCTTTCCCGCCAAGGACCGCAGTGGCCGGCTCGACCTGATGGAACCGCCCCACCTGGGCGCGCTGATCGCCAAGTGCGCCGGCGCCGTCCACCCGGCGGCCCACCTGTACGCCACGCCGGACACGCCCGCAAACACCGCCGAATACGCAGAACACACCGCATGAATACCGCAATGACCTACAACGCCAGCCCGTGGCAAGACTTCAACGACGCCGAGCAGCAGCAAGGCTTCGACCTGATTCCCAAAGGCACCCTGATACCGGTGCGCATGGCCCTCAAGCCGGGCGGCTATGACGATCCCTCGCAGGGCTGGGTCGGTGGCTACGCGAGCGAGTCGTTCGAGACCGGCTCGGTCTACCTGGCCGCCGAGTTCGTCGTGACCGGCGGCGAGCACGCCAAGCGCAAGCTGTGGACCAACGTTGGCCTGCATTCGCCCAAGGGCCCGACGTGGGCACAGATGGGGCGCAGCTTCATCCGCGCCGCGCTCAACAGCGCCCGGAACATCCACCCGCAGGACACGTCGCCACAGGCGGTGGCCGCCCGCCGCATCCAGGGCTTCCACGAGCTCGACGGGCTGGAATTCATCGCACGCGTCGACGTCGAGCGCGATCCCAAGGGGGAGGACCGCAACGTGATCCGGCTCGCCGTCGAACCCGATCACCCGGAATACGCCCGCCTCAAGAGCGTGCCGCCCAAGACCCATCCGGGTGGCGGCACCTCTGGTGCACCTGCGCAGCCTCTGCCGGCCCGCGCCGTACCGGCTGCGCAGCGCCCGCCCGTGACCGGCAAGCCTGCCTGGGCTCAGTGAGGGAGGAATGAAATGCTGGGTCTGCAAACGGCAGGCCCGGGGATTCCATCACGCCGACACCCGTCATGGGGTCGGCGATCCCCGGCGCTTTGTTCCGGATTGGGTGTTCTGCTCGCGCCGCTGCCAGGACGCTTTTCACGCGCTGTACGGCAACTGGCGCCAAGCCATGGAAGGACAGGACAGGGAGGTCCGCATGCTTGACGCATCCGACGTCGAACGCGCAGCCATGCGCACATGCCTGAAGGCATTCGGCCAGGTGGCCGAAGCGATCGGCTTCACCAAGCCGCTGGCAGCGTACACCGAGGCCGAGGCGCTGCGCGTCATCGATGCGATCGTGACGCGCTACACCGAAGCGATGGTCGAGCACCACGAGCACACCCGCATGCCACTGGTGCGCGGCAGCGCGGCAACCAAGGCTGCGGCGCAGGATCCGTTCGCCGAGCTCGAAGAGCTGCCGTGGGAGACCGCCGAGGGGGACGCGTGATGCTGGACTTCAATTCCTCGGCGAGCCTCTCAGGACAGGTCGCCTCGCTGATCGACATCGGCCTGCAGCGCGATCGCGCGAGCCAGCCGGTGCGCCAGTACCTGGGCGCGTCGCGCCTGGGTGTGGCCTGCGAGCGCGCGCTGCAGTACGAGTTCGCCCAGGCACCGGCCGACTACGGCCGCGAGCATGATGGCCGGATGCTGCGCATCTTCGAGCGCGGCCACGTGATCGAGGACTGCATGGTCGACTGGCTGCGTGGCGCGGGCTTCGACCTGCGTACGCGCAAGCCCAACGGCGAGCAGTTCGGTTTCGCGGCCGCCGATGGGCGCTTGAAGGGGCATATCGACGGCGTCATCGTCGCAGGCCCCGAGGGCTTCGGCTACCCGATGCTGTGGGAGAACAAGTGCCTCGGCAACAAGTCCTGGCGTGACCTGCAGAAGCACCGCCTCGCGGTAGCCAAGCCGCTCTACGCCGCCCAGGTCGCGATGTACCAGGCGTATCTCGAGCTGCACGAGCACCCAGCGCTCTTCACGGCGATCAACGCCGACACGATGGCGCTCTATGCCGAACTGGTGCCGTTCGACGCCGCGCTGGCACAGCGCATGTCCGACCGCGCGGTGAAGGTGATCGGTGCGACCGCGGCGGGCGAACTGCTGCCACGCGTGTTCAGCGACCCCACCCATTTCGAGTGCCGCATGTGCACGTGGCAGGACCGCTGCTGGAGGACGCACGCATGAGCCAAACCAATCAAACGGCGTCGGCCCCAGTGGACGAGCACATGATCGACGCAAACCATGCGGCGGCGGCTCTGCAGCTGCCGTACTACTGGTTCGCCGACCACACCATGCGCGCGCGCTTCCGGATTCCGCACTATCTGCTGGGAAGCCTGGTGCGTTTCCGCCTGTCCGAGCTCAAAGCCTGGCTGGCGACGACCACGGTGCATCGGCCCGACGCGGACCTTGTTGGCGGCACGCTGGAGGAGGACGCGTCATGATCGACTTCAACGAGATCCCCCTGGTCACCGGCCAACTGGACGCACAGCGCGACGAGATTCGCGCGGCGTTGCTCGCACGCCTGGAGTTTGTGTTGAGCGTGCTGTTCCCGGCCGGCAAGAAGCGCCGCGGCAAGTTTGTGATCGGCGACATCCTGGGCAGTCCGGGCGACAGCCTGGAGGTGGTGCTCGACGGCGAAAAGGCCGGGTTGTGGACTGATCGGGCCACCGGCGACGGTGGCGACGTTTTCGACCTCATCGCCGCCCAGGCGGGCCTGCACGTTGCCACGGGCTTCTCGCAGGTGCTCGAACGCGCCGTGCAACTGCTCGGCCTCTCCAGCGCGCAACCGGTGCGCCGCAAGCGCCGCGAGCCGCCGACCGACGAGCTCGGCCCCGCCACGGCCAAGTGGGACTACCTGGACGCCGCCGGCCAACTGCTCGGTGTGGTGTACCGCTACGACCCGCCCGGTGGGGCCAAGGAGTTCCGGCCGTGGGATGCCAAGCGCCGCAAGATGGCGCCGCCGGACCCGCGCCCGCTGTACAACCAGCCGGGGCTGGCGAGCGCTACGCAGGTGGTGTTTGTCGAAGGTGAGAAGTGTGCCCAGGCCCTGATCGACGCTGGCATCGTCGCCACCACGGCGATGCACGGGGCGAACGCGCCGGTCGAGAAGACCGACTGGTCGCCGCTGGCTGGCAAGATCGTGCTGATCTGGCCCGACCGGGACAAGCCCGGCTGGGAGTACGCAGCCAACGCGGCTCAGGCCATGCTGCGGGCGGGCGCCGTGTCGGTGGCCATCCTCGTGCCGCCCGAAGACGCACCGGAGGGCTGGGACGCAGCCGACGCCATCGAGGAAGGGTTCGACATCGGCGGCTATCTGGCAGCCGGCGCGCGGGTGCCCGTGGTACTGGAGGTGGACGACACCGTGTCGGCCGACGTGCTGGAGGGCGTGGACTGGGAAACCGAGGACGGGCTGGCGACGGCCTTCACGCGCCGTTACGGCGATGACTGGCGCTACTGCTCCCTGTGGGGCAAATGGCTGGTCTGGACCGGCGTGCGCTGGAATTCCGACCAGTTGCTCTACGTCACTCACTTGTCGCGCGGCATCTGCCGGTCGGCGTCGCTCAAGGCGGACACGGCACGGCAGAAGACCAAGCTGGCGAGTTCGGCAACGATCGCCGCAGTCGAGAAGATCGCCCGCTCGGATCCCAAGCACGCGGCCACCGCCGACGAGTGGGATGCCGACGTCTGGGCGCTCAACACGCCGGGCGGCGTGGTCGACTTGCGCACGGGCCAACTGCGCGTGCATCGGCGCGAGGACCGGATGACGAAGGTGACGACAGCGACGCCGCGCGGGCGCAACGGCGAGGGCTGTCCGGCATGGCTGGCCTTCATCGCGGACATCACCGGTGGCAACACGGATCTCGCCGCCTACCTGCAGCGGGTGGTCGGCTACTGCCTGACCGGGGTGACCAGCGAACACGCGCTGTTCTTCCTGTACGGCACCGGTGCCAACGGCAAATCGGTCTTCGTGAACGTGCTGACCACGATCCTGGGCGACTACGCGGCCAATGCGCCGATGGACACCTTCATGGAAGCCCGCGGTGATCGCCATCCGACCGAACTGGCGGGCTTGCGCGGCGCACGCCTGGTGTCGTCCATCGAGACGGAGCAGGGCCGGCGCTGGAACGAGTCGAAGGTCAAGGCCATCACCGGCGGGGACAAGGTGTCTGCGCGCTTCATGCGCCAGGACTTCTTCGACTACCTGCCGCAGTTCAAGCTGCTGATCGCTGGCAACCACAAGCCCGCGATCCGCAACGTGGACGAGGCCATGAAGCGACGCCTGCACTTGATCCCGTTCACGGTGACGGTGCCGCCCGAGCGCCGCGACGGCCGGCTCACCGAGAAGCTGCTCAAGGAGCGCGACGGGATCCTGGCGTGGGCCATCGAAGGGTGCCTTGCCTGGCAGCGCCAGCGCCTGGACCCGCCCGACTGCGTACGGTCGGCCACGGAAGCGTACTTCGATGAGGAGGACGCCATCGGCGACTTCCTCGATGAAGAGGCCCAGTGCCATCAGCAGGCGCGTGCGGCCGTGGCCGACGTGTTCCTGCGCTGGCAGGAGTGGGCCGGCCGGCGTGGCGAGTACGTGGGGACCAGCCGGTGGCTCGCACAGCAGCTGACCAACCGGGGCTTCGATCGCACGCGCCTGCATGGCGGGGTCAAGGGACTCGCCGGGATTTCGCTCAAACCAAAGGACTACGGCAATCGCCTGCCGTATCGCGACGACTGATCACGGTGACCGAAGGTGACCCGCTCAAGGATTGATCTCTTTACGTGCGTATACGCGCACGCGTAGAGGTTAATCCGGACGACAGTCACCTTCGGTCACCATCTGCACGACGACTCAAAGATGACAACGACGATTCTCGCCCTGGACCTGGGCACCAAGACCGGCTGGGCATTGCAGTATCTGGACGGCAGCATTACCAGCGGCACGCAGGATTTCAAACCGAAACGCTTCGAAGGCGGCGGCATGCGCTACCTGCGCTTCAAGCGGTGGCTCAACGAACTGAAGCTCGCCTGCAGCCACATCAACGTGGTGTATTTCGAGGAGGTGCGCCGGCATGCGGGCGTGGACGCCGCGCACATCTACGGCGGTCTGCTCGGGCACCTGAGTGCCTGGTGCGAGCACCACAACATCCCCTACGTGGGCGTTCCAGTCGGCACCATCAAGAAGTACGCGACCGGCAAGGGCAACGCGAGCAAGGACGAGATGATCGCCTCCGTTTGCAAGCGCGGCCATGAACCGTCCGACGACAACGAAGCCGACGCCCTGGCGATTCTGTACTGGGCGGCCGAGACGCAGGAGGTGTGACATGAAGATTCGCACACCACCCTACCGTTCCGCGCTGGCCCGCACGCAGCCCGAGGCCACGGACCTCGAAGCCTTCAAACGGCAAGGCTGGCGGGAGCAGCGGATCCTCGTGATCGCCGAATCCGACGCGCGCCTGGACTTCCTCGAACGCGAGCTGGTGCGCCGCATCGGCGAGCGGCTGTATGGCGACGGAGGCCGGCACCGTGGCTGAGTGGACCAAGGAGGACGTGGCGGCCCGCTTCGAGGACGCCGCCAACACGGGACGGCGCCTGCCGCCCATCCGCGTGCAGGGCTACATCAACACGTGGCCCACCATCGTGCGCCGCGAGTGGGAAGCCTTCGCGGCCGACGAGAAGGTCTACCGGCCTTTCCCGCCCAGTCCCCAGGCCATCGATCGCATGCTGGAGACGATGCGCTGGGTGCAATGGCTGGAGGTCGAGCAGCGCCACCTCGTGTGGATGCGGGCCAAAGGCTATGGCTGGCGCGAGATCACGCTGCGCTTCGCCTGCGATCGCACGACCGCCTGGCGGCGCTGGCAGCGGGCGCTGGAGATCGTGGCAGGCAGGCTCAACGCACCGCCACATTGA